CCGGTCGGCCGAGGTGCGAGAAGTGCCATACGAAATTCAGAAGGGGTGAGTGATGCCGGAATTGTCTTTGTGCCCCATCACGTTCGCCGAGGCGTGCGCGTTTGTGTACGGCCACCATCGGCATCATCCGGCCCCGACCGGTCACAAGTTCAGCGTTGCGGTATCCGACTCGACGCGGATCGTGGGTGTGGCCATGGTTGGCCGACCCGTCGCCCCGGCATTCGATGACGGACTGACTCTGGAGGTCAACCGCAGTTGCACAGACGGCACCCATAACGCCAACTCGATGCTGTACGGCGCTGCCTGGCGGGCAGCCAAGGCAATGGGCTATCGCAGACTCGTCACCTACACCCTTGCAAGCGAATCCGGCGCATCGCTGCGCGCGGCTGGGTGGCGTGTGGTGGCACGGAGACCGCCGCGCAAGGGCTGGGACATGCCCGGGCGCCCACGCGTCGACACGACACGGCACAGCGTGCAGCGGACGTTATGGGAGGCGGTCTGATGCCCATCCGCCCCGAGAACCGCGACCGCTACCCCAAGGACTGGCCCGAGATCTCGCGCCGTATCCGGCTCGTCCGCGCACAAAGCCAGTGCGAGTGCGTCGGCGAATGCGGGCCGCAACACACACCGAGGCCGCTGCCCGAACCGGCAAGGGCTGCGCGCATACGGCACAGGCAGCCGTGTCATCCTCACCGTCGCGCACCTGAACCACACACCCGAGGACTGCCGCGACGAGAACCTGCGTGCGATGTGCCAGGGGTGCCACCTGCACTACGACGCCGAGCACCACGCGCAGACCCGCCAGCGGACGCGTACGGCAGCTCTTGAGGCACAGATGGACCCGATGTTCGGCCCCGAGATTTTGGGGTGAGAAGGAGTGCCGAACGTGCCGCAGTCTGAATACATGCACGCGAATCAGAGAAAGGAACACCGTGGCTAACTCGGCCGGAATGCTCAAGGAATCAATCTGGCGCGACGGCCATTTCCGAGCGCTCACACGCACCGCGCAATGCACCTACGCGCAGCTGCTCAGTCAAAAGGATCTCGACCGCGCCGGGATGCAACCGCTTCAAATCACCAAGTGGGCCAAGGGGTGCAACGAGATGTCCGTCGAAGACCTACAGGCCGACCTCGACGAGCTGGAGCGTGAACGGTTCGTGTTCTACGACGAGGACACTGACGAACTGTTCGTGCGCGCCTACATGCGTACCACCGAGGTCACGCGGTATCCGCAGTACCTCAAGAGCGCCTTGAAATGCGCCGTCATGGTGGCCTCGCCCAAGCTGCGCCATGAGCTGGCGGTCGAGCTACGTCGCCTGCGCAAGCCCGAGGCGACCAAGGTCGCCGATGAGATTGACCCGTCTGACCCTGACCCCGATGACACCGTGACGGAACCGTGCGAGAACGCTGACGGCACCGTGCCCGAAGGGTGCGAGAACCCTGCCGGAACTGTGAACCCTGACGGCACCGTGCCCGAACCCTCTAGGGAAAGGGTAAGGGTAGGGGTAAGGGAACTTACGTTGGTAAGTACTCAAGTTGGGGAGCGCTGCGCGCCGCCCCCCGAGTTCTGCCCCAAGCATCCTGGCGGCACCGAGGACCCGTGCCGCGCCTGCCAGCGCTACCGGGAGCAGTACTCCCAGTGGGCCGCAGACGACGCGGCTCTCGCCGCCGTCGAGCAGCGCGCACAACACCGGGGCGAGCGAGATGCCAAGCGCCAGGCCATCGCCGCGTGCCGCCTGTGCGACCAGGACGGCTACAACGGCCTCTCCGTCTGTGATCACGTCGACCGCTCGGCCACCGCCAGAGCCGGACTCGCCAGAGCCCGCGCAGCGCTCGAAAATCCCCCCGCCGCGACCGGATAGTCCCGAACGGCCCGAAAACCCGCCAGCGACGACCACAGCCCCAGGAATCGATATGCGAACGGAGACACGATGACCCAGAAAACAGGCCCCGAGCGGTTTACCTGCCCCGGGCTGACCGACGGCGCTCGCGTGGCCGTGCAGCTCGACGACGGCACGCTGATCGAGGGGTACTGGTACGACGACGCGGTACACGACGAGCCCGTTCGAGCCGGGGGTGCTCCGATGAGGCGCTCATTGGCCGGCCAATGGTGAAGGCCTCGCGCGGGATCTCTTGGCGCACACGCCAGCTGTGCTCGGAGTCCGACGAGCATCACGAGCGTGTGTGGTTCTGCATGACCTGCAAGGCACTAGAACAGCGACTCGCCCCGGTATCCGAAACGCTCGCCGAACTGCTCCAAAGCGCCGACCTGTCCGTGACGATCACCAGGTGGCCTCGATGAGCCCAATGCGGCACGGCGACGCTGAGCGGATAGCCGAGCTCTGCGCCGACGCTGGCAAGCCGCTGCAGCCCTGGCAGCACGGCCTACTCCAGCAGATCGAACAGCGTGATATCGATGTCCAATTCGCCAAGATGGTAAGGGGATTCAACTGTTGACCAAGTGCAAGCGGTGCGAACGCGCAACCGATCTGTTCGTGTGCAAGGCCTGCATCGCGGAGCTGCGCAAGCGCCTGGCCGACCTGCCGTGGTGGATCGACCGACTCACCGAGACCGCAGTCGGACAGGCGAACCTGGGCGACGGTGCGCGCAAGGGCGAGCGCCGCGACGTGTTGCACGGCGACGACACGCTCGTGAGCCACGTCGAGCCGTTCCCTCGCGACAAGGACACCACCCCGACCGCCAGGGACCACCGGGACCGACACCAGGCGGCACTGTGGCATGCCTTGGCACTCGGCCGGGTCAACGGACGCGCCAGCGACGAACTCGACCGAATCCGCAACGCGCTGGCGACGACCATCCGCGACATGTGCGAGACGCGCGGGCTCGACGTGCCCGAGTTCCGCACCCGGCCAAGGCCTCTGCCAATGGTCGTCATCGAATCGGATGCACAGCGGCCGGCAGATCGGTTCAGCCTGGATTCGGCACCGCCGGCCCGGGCGGGCTCGTGTCGACGATGCTTTATCACGATGCCCGCCTCGGCGGCCGGGCCACTGTGCGACGACTGCGACGGCGCCCCGGAGACGCGCGCACTCGACCAGTTTTCCGCGGAAAACTGGCGCGTCATCTACGCAGGAAGGCGCGGCGACGAGACGCATTCGATCGCGACGACGGCGCGCATGGCCAAGTGGCTGCACCGGCACGCGGCCAATATCGCGCTCCAGGAGAACGGCGCCGAGATCTGCGACGAGATCGAGCAGGTGTACCGGTCAATTACACGCGTGGTGAACCGCCCACCCGAGCCCATGATCATCGGGCCGTGCATCACCGACCCGGCACCCAACGAGGTGCTGACCGAGCGGGGCCGCAAGGGCGACAACTCAACCCGGTGCGGGTACGCGCTCATGGCACCGAGCCACAGCGGCTCAATCGTGTGCCCGCAGTGCGGTACCGCGCATTCGGTGGCCGACGTGCTGGCCCGTAACCTCGGCGAGCTCGACGACCGCAATGCGACCGTGCGCGAGCTCGTCGACGTGATACTCCCCCGCCTCGACGAGCACGTACCGCAGTCGACCATCGAGCGCTGGATTCGGCGCGGCTGGGTACCGGTACGCGGCCGGGACGCCCACGGGCACCAGATGGTTCGCATTGGCGATGTGCGCGCGGTGCGAGCAGAGCGGCCCAGGAACGCGCCAAGACGTGAACACGCAGCAGACATGAGCTGTAGATCCAGCAACCTTTGATGGGAGGCGCGAATCACCTTCACCGCATTCGCCAGCCATGTAACAATCGGTCAGTGATTGAGCTATGGGGAACCCGCTATGCCGCCGGAAATGGCATATCCAGAGCAATGCGAATTCTATGCAAGGCAACCTTACTTCAATATGTTGTATTGCTCCTTTCCTTTGCTTTTATAATCTTTGACGACAAGAGCATCGGAATTCGGTACTCCGACATCGCAAGTGTGCTGTTCTTGGTATTCATAGTACTGTTGTATTTCTGTGGACTGTTGGCGGCAATCCTGGCAGGGCTCCTCGATGGCACTCAGAAGCAACGCCCCAAAAACTGGGAGCGGCAAAGCTTATTGAAGCAACTGCGAAATCCGACTTCCCCCGGATTTTTACTGTTTGTAGCTATGTCTCCCATCCTCCCAATGGTCGTAATAGTCGCGTCAGCGGGTATATACCGGCTATTAGATTTTCCTGCCGCAATTCTGAATGTTGTAACTCTGTTGGTCGCACTGGCTACTGGATACGCGCACACCAAATTCTTCTATGGAGTGTCGGGCCATATGTCCAGAGAGGTGGCCAAAGGCAAGGATCTTTTTCGGGGATTCGACTGGTCTCTTGTCAACACCAACGGTCGGAAGCGATTCCGCGATCGATACAGGAATGACTACTGGAAATACCCTGATGATGCGATCAGGGATGCCGAGGTTGATCTATATATTCAGCGTGCTCGGGCAATGCACTCCCTCGTTCTTATTCTGAACACTGTGACTTCCCTCTTGATTACATTTGTGATCGCAGACTTGTTCAAGAGGACGGTTGCTCAATGGGCACAGCCATCGACCGGGCAGAACATGCTCACCGCCGTAGCGATGACGACAGCGTTAGGCGTGTTGCTTCTGTTGTTCTTCGTGCCGTTGTACCTGCAGCGCAGGGCCAGCCTGTACGAGGACCTGCGGAAGGAATATGAGAAGTATCTGGAGAAGGGCGGCACTAGCTCTTCGAAGCGGCTCCCCGGAGTGCGTGTCGTCAACGGGCCCCGGCCATTCGGCCCTCGACACCCCAGGAGAACTCAACCGGCCAATGTCGGGCCTCCGGCGTAGAACTTGCACATGGCACGCCCACCGCGCGATCGGTTCCCCAACGCGTACGTCGGCGATCTCGTGCCCAACGGCAATCAGGCGTCGCGGTACTTGTATCGCAGCGCACGCACCGCGCTGTGGGTTCGCCCCAAGCGCTGGGCGGCCTCAATCACGGTCAGCCTGCGGTCTAGCGCAATCTCGATATCGCTGTCGGTCCAGGGTGCCTTGTAGTTGACCGCCGTGTGCCGGGTGGTCTCTTGTCGTCGCAGCCGCTCGGCCTCGGCCGCATCCCGGCACCGCGGACATAGGCATCCGTATCGGCTTACGCCCGTGTTGGTTCCGTGCAGATGATCAGGGACCTTGCCCTGCAAGCGCCCCAGCCACCGCGCACGAGCCACAGTCACCGAGTTGATCGAACGCCCCAACTCGGCGGCAATCTCCGTGGGCGTGCGGGACTCATCGGCCAGAACAGCGATCTCATCCTCAGTCCAGAGGCGCTGCCGTATCGGCTCCGCTCGCGACTCGCGCGCCGGGATCAAACCCGAGGCCTTTTGGCGCTGCAGGTCTCGAATGTGCTTGATCGCCCTAAAGGAACGTCCCAACCGGCGGGCCGCTTCGGCGCGGGGAATCGACCGGTCTAGCGCGACCGCGATCTCCTGTGGTGTCCATGAGCCGTAGCAGGCGATGTCGGTCTCGGCCACCCGCTCTAGCTCGGCAGCGCGACCACGTTTCTGGGCGAGCAGTTGCTCAATATCGCGTCCCCGGTACCGCTTTCGGGTCTTCTCCACCTGTAGCCGTGTGCGGCCCAGCCTTTGGCCAGCCTGCGCGCAGGACAGCGACCGATCCAATGCCACCGCCAACTCATCGGCGGTCCACCGCCGTTGAGCTACACCATCAGCCACACATGACAGGCTACTTCTGCGTCTCCGTGCACACCGTGAACCGGCGCACCGGGTGCGGAAAACCACCGGTCGGACAATCAGCGTTCGTCGTCGTGTTCAAGACAAGGTTCAGCGGCTTCTCACGTTTTGGCTTCGACGCGTCATCACAGGCCGCACGAACCGCTGTCACTTTCCCGATGCTCAGACAGTCGTTCGCGCTCCACGCGTAATCCAGACAAGCCGTGAACTCACCTTCATCTGGATACATATAGAACTTGTGATCCACATCTGCTGGGCACTCGGCAGGCGTCGGAACACGCTGAATCACCCTGTAACCGTTGGACGGCGAACCACAATCCACCACCTTTAGCTTCGCCGCCGTACTAGGCCCATCCAAACTCACACACGCACCCACCGGCGCAATAGAAGCACCCGGTATCCCAGGCGCCTGCTCCGGAAACTGGCCGGGGATTTGATCGAATGCCTGCTGCGGAGTGGCTTTAGGGGTCACGGCGGGCGAATCCGCCCCGTTGCATGCCGCGGTTGCAGCGGCTACAGCTAATACCGCACAAGCCAGCTTAATCGCCACTATGTCCCGACCTGCCCAGCTTCCGGTACAGGTAGACCACGTACCCCAAACCGTAGATACCGACGACTCCCTCGGCGAGCACGAGATAAAGACCCGCCTGCGAAACTGCCCCGATGATCGATCCAGCTATCAAAAGAATAGACCCCACCGCTATTAAGGCGATCACAAGTCTCGGGTTCGACCTCATTGTTCTCATCCGCCCTTCCAATACGCCAATTACCTATTCGCGCAATCGATTCCGTTGATCACAGCGCCAGTAGTGACGACTCCACCACCGAGGATTGTCAGGCCCGTCGCCACCGCAGGCACCCCGATGGCCGCACCCGCCCCAGTCAACGATATTAGTCCCCCAGCTGCGACTAACAGACCACCCACAATTCCCATACCGATGTTCATCTTTTCACCGGTCGTGCACTGATTTTGTTCATGCTGCTGTTGTTCCAGCTGTTCAATCTTTTTGTCCTGCTCGGCGATCTTCTCGTCTTTCGCCCTGTTGGCCTTTTCCAGATCCTCGATCCTCTGCTCCAGGCTCGGTTTCTCCGTAGTGTTCGGCGGACAGGCACCGTCACACGGCGACGGCGTGGGTGTCGGGTCCAGCCAGGGATCGAACCAAGCAGGGCTACGGCCGCCGCCACCGGCCACAGTTCCGCCGACGCTCACCAACGCTGCGGCTGGGGTGTTGCCCATTTGCAGCATGGCGGCTTGGCACTTCTGCTGCTTCTGGTCAAGCTGCTGCGTGGTGTCGTCCTGCTTGTTCTGCGGCTGCTGAGTCTGCGTCGGCGCCTGGCTCGGCTGCTGCTGTTGCGGCTGTTGGCCTTGCTGTGGCGACTGTTGTTGCGGTGCCTGGTAATCAGGATTCGCCTTGCCCGGCCCTTGCGTGTACGGCGTCGCGTTCTGGTAGTCCGGGATCTGCGTGCCATGAGCGGGCTGTTGCGCCTGCTGCGGCTGCTGCCCGGCTTGCTGACCTGGAACCTGTTGCGCGCCAGGCGATCCCGTGTTGTAGATTGAGATTCCGGAGTTCTGATCCATCGGCGGCTGATTGTTGCCGCCCTGGTAATCGGGCATTGAGCTGGGCATTTGCGGCGGCTGGAACTGCTGGCCCCCGTCCATGCCCGGCCCGCCGGTAGGTCCGCCTGGCCCTGTTGGATCGGCGGCTACGGTCGCGACCGCCGAGAATCCGCTACCGGGAAGTGTGTGGTCATCGACAACCTTCGCTCCACCGACAGCCAAAGCGACAATTGCCACCAGCGCCGAGGCTCGCCGCAAACCCGCTGGCATCGTCCAACGCTCCTTCATGACCATGAATACAACCGCCCCTTTCAGCCGACGCTGAACGCGCCCCTGGGCAGATCATTACACACAGATGGTTGCCATGTCGAGAAAACCCCAGCTATTGAGTTAGCCACTTCAGCACGGGCTTGCATCTCCGCTGGTAGACACAGCATGAAGACCCTCGCGCGGTACCACGATCTTGGAGCAACATCGACCATGGGACGCCACGTCTCGGTCGGTGGGTCGGCCCGTGTTCGCCAGATCTCCATATCCTGACCGCGATCTGGCCGTCATGTCGGACTCTCGGCGTAGAACTGGCGAATGGACGCACGGAAGGCCATTCGTGAGGTCATCGAGAGCATCCCGAACCTATTCGGGATAACCCGAGGTGTGACGATCGGCGCCCAAGGTCAGACCGAGACCGTTCTCTACACGCAGGCGCAGGTCGCCGACATCATCGCCTCGATACTGCCCGACGCCCTCAAGACCAAGGGGCATGTGGTGATCGCACTACCTGCAATCGAGACCGACAGTGCTGGCCGTCGCTACATTCCGGTGCCGATCACCGCGCGTCCATGGGCCGAAGGCGAAGTGCGAATCTCACCGCCTGGTGACGAGGTGGCCATTGCCAATACACCGCCCGTACTGCCCATGCAGGACGTTCCAGCTCTGGCTGCGGCGCTGATGGCTGCTCGCACTACCTGGCGTCCCAGCTCGCAGGAACGGACATAGCAACGAAACGCCGCTGAATTGAGCAGCAAATTACAGCGCTGTAATTTGCTAAGGTCGGCGCGCCTGTCGTGTCGTTGGGCAAATTTGCCTGCCGCCGTGTTTAGGCTCGTGCCATGAAAAAATACGGGGGGTCTATTACCTGGATCCAGATCATCTTGCTAACCGCCACTGCATTGGTTGCACCGCCACATGCACGTGCCGACACAGACGCCTATTGGGCATGGCCGGGGATGCGGTTCGACGTGTACGCGGACCACTCTTGGTCCTCATGCAGCGTCGGGTTCCCGGCCTGGGACAGCGCAGGCAAGCGGTACTTCATCACCGCAGGCCACTGCTTCCGCGATGACGACGGCAGCCATTACGTCGATGAGAACGACGCAGGCATGGACATCTACTCACCCAGTGACCACAGCACGCCAGTCGGTTACGAGCGCAGCCATGCCGTTGCCGGTAACGGCTGGTACACCGACGTATCACTAGTCGAGATGTACCCAGGGGAAAAGCTGCACGGCGACGGGTGGAATGACCTCCCAAGCAACGCCACCACGGCCGATGTTGGCGATTCGGTGTGTCTCGCCGGCTACCAACACGAGAAGACGAACTGTGGAACGGTAACCGAGACCGATGCAACGATCATCGAAGACGGATACCCGTGGAAAACGTCGGTCACCCGCACCTCCTATTGCTCGCACCACGGCGACAGCGGCGGAGCCGTCTACAACCGCTACGGAGCCTTGGGCATCAACGTCACCGGCAGCGAGGAACACAACGAACCGGGCACGCCGGGAGCCTGCCGAAGCTCGTACATTCCCATCACCACTGCGCTGCGGCTGTTCCGCAAGTCTCACCCTTCTCTGACGATCTGAACCATCTGACGACCGAGGCTCACGGAGACACGCGAGGGCAGATAGCCCAGCTTGACCTGCGCGTATGGCAAAATGAGTCTCAACATGTCGGTGGGATAACTATGTCCGCCGCATGAAAACCCTGGCCTAGCTGGGGTTTTCGTCACTACTCCTGGGCTTCGGCCCTATGGTTCCGACTTCAATGAGTATCTCGCCTGCCTTGTTGACGACCCTGAACTCGTCGAATCGCGGTAGGCACACAACGATGCCGCGATCAGAGTAAGCGATTACCTCCGGTACACCATCTCGAGTGATCATCGGCCTACTAGGTAACACGTACTCGATGAGCGCATCGTCGCCGCTAGGAAGCTGAACATGGTCACCTATCGGTTCTATCGCTAGTTCCCAGCTGGAGTCGGATTGACTCTTCACGCGAATCCGCCCAGTAGGTTTGCCGTCAAAGATTCCTGTGGCGTCCCCGGCCTCCGACTCGGATCCCAGGGCGGCATTTGAAACGTCACGGCGCCGACGATCTAGCACCCAGCGCCCGACGCCGCGGGCCGATTGCCAACCGAGATAGCCAAACACCACCACAACCGGCGTCAGTGCCATCAGCCCAATGCTCACTGCAACCCCTCCCTTGCACATGACCACTAATTTGCTGACTTTCTTCTCACTATGCACTGGCCAGTTCATTTACGCCAGGCTGCCAGTCGCCAGAGCGACCCCGCCATAACGCTGGCAGCCTCCAAAGGAGGGCACACGTGCTATGAACCAATCGCTGGTCGACTTGCTAACTCGCACGTTCGCGGCCGGCGCTCTACCGCACCCCGGCGACGAGAAGTCGGGCCCGCGGGCGATCCCGATTCCCGGCTTCCGCTCCACCGGCATGCCTGAAGACCAAGCGCAGGAAATGATCGGCCAGGCCGCAAAGCTGTGGGCCGAGGCCCTTGGGTCGGTCATCGACGGCGAATTCGACGTACTCACCAAAGCCGATGCGGCACAGCTGCGCCAGGACGCCGCAGAAGCGCCGGACGGCACCCGAATCGTCACGCTGTACGACCGCACCGACCACCAGCGCGCCACGCCCTTGTTGGTGCTGACGGTCGGCAAGACCGACGACGTGACGATCGATGCCCGCCAACTACGAAAGTTCCTAGCCCAATGAGCAATATCAAGATCAGCGTCGACGGCAAGATCCTCATGGACACGGACCCGGGTAAGTGGCGTTCCACGCCGCCGGATATCCCCGACCTTAAGCGCCAATCCGGCGGGCAGGGTTGGGGTCTGGCCGCGATGGTCACTCTCGCGCAGGCAGGCACGCTGGCCGAGCTGGGCCAGCCCATTGGGGATACCACGATGACCATCACTACCCGCGCCAACGGCTGGACGCTGGATGTGGAGCAGGACGGCAGCGAGCCATCCGTCGCACCCGTCAAGGTCGCACCCGCACCTAAGGCACCGCCAGCGCGCGCCGAGGCCAAGCCGGACACCGCACATGCCGAGGCCCGGCCGTAAGGCCAGCACCACCGATCGCGGTCTGGGCTGGAAACACCAACAGCAAGCCGAAGGGCTGTTGCGCCGTCACGTCGACGGCACACTGTGCTGGTGGTGTGGCCTACCGATGTTCAAAGCGCCCTTGCTGGAGCGCAACTGGGACCGCAAACAGCTGGCCGCAGACCATAGTCAGGCTCGGGCATTCGGCGGACAACGCGCCGATCGCCTACTGCACGGCATCTGCAACAGTCAGCGCCAGGACGGCAGACATGACGCGCACAGACCTGCGGTGCTCGACGTTCATCCGTCGCAGTGGTCCGGTGCCCTTGCGTCACTGGGCATCACCACCGCGCCCGTCATCACTACCGACAACCTGGCGATGGACTGGTGACCTTATGTCAGACAGGACATGCTCAAACGAATGCGGAACCGTCTGCAACCGGCGCAACGATGCTAAGTACGTGCTCTTCGAGAGCCACCATACGACTATCGAATATTAGCTTGTCCATGGGATGCGCAGCGTTTTTCTGCCAGCAAGCCACGTCTAGGAAACCCGTCAGTGCGTGCTCGATCTCCATGTGCTTCATGATGTGTTGCTCACTGAACTCAGGCGGCGCTTGAACATCAAGGATTGGCAAATCTTCCACCTCATCCAACGGCAACGGCTTGTTCAGTTGAATGTGATAATCGCCGAGTTTCACCGGCGCACGTGCCACAACACGAGACTGAACTACGTGCGGCGCAAGGACATGGCCGCGTCTGTGCCGATCGAGGCGTGCTAGTTCTTCGATCCACCACAGCGGGTGCGCACGCACGCTGAAAGACGTGTTGAACGGCTGAGTCTTTCGCAGCATGTCGAATGTGTCGCTGGAGATCGCGCCCAGTTGGGATCGATGCTTCGGATCGTCGTACTGCTCCGCAGTCTCCTTGATCGGAAAATAGATCCGCCATGCATTGGGTGGCGGATCTTCGCCGCTGTCCTTGACCGCGAGGTGGTAGGCGACGCCGTCCAGAGCGGCACGCAGCAAGTACAGCCACTCTCCGAACAACGTGCTCAGGCGCATCGGCATCGGCTCCAAGGTTTTCAGCACCAAGGTCCACTCGCCGTCAACCACACCGCGTACCAACTGGAACTGCCGTGGCTCGGACTTCATGTACGCCACGAACCCTCGAAGGATCTGGCCACGAACCTCACTTGCGCGCCTCACGCGATCCACGCAGACCTCGGCGCCCCAGACAGACAGATCGGCAGACATGCACGGATGCTAGCTCGATCTTCACGTCGGCAAAGAGGCTTTCCAGGACGCGGGCACGCGCCAAGCCCACCAACATCAGCAAACATACCGACCCTGCCAGCAAACACGACGGAGGTGTGAGGTCGTGGTGATCGCCAGCCGATGGGCCGAAAAGCCCCTGACCAGCACCGATGCACACGCCCGAAAGTGCCATAACCGCAGGTCAAAGCCCCTCCCCCTGAAATTATCCAGGTGGGGGGCCTTCCTGACCCCCGGAGGCTCCCGTCAGGTTTTTTTTGAACGCGGTGAGCGATGACAGCAGCCCCGAAACCGGCAAAGGCCACCGCTAACTCAGCAAAGACTTCAGCTAAGCGGGCAACGCGTCGGCAACCGGCCTCCGAGAAGACGGTCGGCCAGCGACTCATCGAAGAGTTGTCACAACCCGACGACCCCTATCCCTTGCGGCTCATCATCGAGCAGGCCGGATACGCCGCCGACTACCTCGCCCGGCTCAACGCTCTACTGGACGGCGACCGCGAGGCCTGGCTGCAGCTCAAGATCGGTGCCAAGACCGTCGAAGTGGTGGTGAACAACGTGCTGGTGCAGCAGCGCCAGCAGGCCGAGCAGATGCGCAAGCTGATCACCGAGGTCTATCGCCAGCGCGCCGCACTGCCGGATGATCCCGATGACGACGACGTGCTCGCCGGTATCTGACCTGGCACCGCGTGAGTGGCCAGAGTTCATCGGCTTGTGGCCACGCCTGAAGGGCAGTCAGACACCACGATTCGAGTCCCGACACCCCGGCGATGAATCATGGGGCGATCGGGCGGCGCGCTTGGGGTCGCGAATTGGCGTGCGCTGCATGCCCTGGCAGTGGCTCACCTTACGCGCGGTGCTCTCGCTACAGGAGCCCAACGAGTGGGGCGATCGCGTCTGGACGCACCGCGACGTGTGCATTGAGTGCCCACGTCAGAACGGCAAGACCCTGATCGTGGTGCTACGCATCATCTTCGGGATGCTGGTGCTCGGGGAGAAAATCGCCTACACCGCCCAGGAATGGGAGACGGCCAAGGACGTATTCGGCCGCTGCGTCGATGTCATCGACCGCATCCCGTCTCTCAAGAAACGCCTACGCTCCGAGCCAACTTCGGCGGGCAACCGCGGGCTGATCAAGCTCGGCAACGGCGAGGCCAAGTTCGGGCCGCGCACCGCCAAGTTCGGTCGCGGTCTTACCGAAGTGGATCTGCTGATACTCGACGAGGCCTACGACCTCACCGCGCAAGCCGAAGCGAGCTTGACCGGCGCGACCCGCGCCTCGACCAAGGCGACGGGGCCGCAGATCTGGTACGTCTCAACACCTCCGGTGGCCTCGGTACACCCCAACTGCCAGATCCTCACCGGGATGCACAACCTGGGCCACAAGCGGTCCCCGGATCTGTACTACGCCCTTTATGCGGTACCCGAGGGCACCGAGCTCGGCGATATCGGCGCGTACCGCCTGGCGCACCCCTCCCTGGGTGTCGTCGGCGATGAGCACGAGCTCGAAGCCAAACGGCGCAAGGCCCGCACCGCCGAACAGCGGGCGATCTTCACCGCCGACTACCTCGGGATCGGCGACTACCCGCCCGACGAGGACGAGGTTGGCTCGCCGATCCCGAACTGGAGCGACATGGCGAACGCCGACGCGAAGCTCACGGGAGCCCGCACCATCGCGGTGCGGCGATCCTGGAACCGTCAGGTGTGGTCAATTAGCGCCGCGCAGATGGCCGAAGACGGCAACATCCATGTCGAGGTGGCACCGCTGCGCACCGGTACGCACTCCGAGATCGCCGAGTATCTGGTCGCCAAGGTCACCGCGTGGAATCCGGTGGCGCTGGTGATCGACCGTAAGAACACCGCGCAGGTACTTGAACCGCTGCTCATCGCCGCCGGTATCGAGCCGCTGATGATCGGCACGTCCGAGATCGCGCAGTCCTGTAGCGGTTTCCTGGCAGACGCCGATGCCGTCAAGTTGTCGCACAGCGATCAAACAGTGCTCAACGACGAGGTGGCCACCGCCAGCATGCGCGAGCTGCCGGGCGGCGATTTCGTCTGGGCCGAGGAACCCAACGGCGCAGGCATGCCGCTGATGAACGTGTCCGTGGCGCACTGGGCCCTTCGCAAGTACGGAACCAAGGCGCCCGCCAAGACCGTCGGCGCCCGCACCGGGGCCGCACGAGAGCACCAATCACACCGGCATAGCGCCGATTTCGACGCGATGAGCGCCGCATTCTGAGAAAGGGGGCGAGCATGGCCGATCAGCAGGCACCGAAGAAGACCGCCGCCCCGCGTACCGAACAGGGGTACGTGCTCAGCTCGGCCGGCGCAACCGGGTGGGGTGGCCCTATCGATCAGTTCGAGCAGACCGCCGACCTGATTTGGCCGCTGTCGGTGTGGACCTACACGCGCATGGTCCGCGAGGACGCACGAATTGCCTCGGTACTCAGGGCTATTGGGCTGCCTATTCGGCGCACCGCGTGGCGTATCCGGCAGAACGGCGCCAGCGATGAGGTCACCGAGTTCATCGCCCGCAATCTGGGTCTGCCTATCGAGGGTGCCGCCGACGAGGGATCACCCCAGACGCGGACCCGTGGCCGGTTCTCGTGGGACAAGCACCTGCAGCAGGCTCTCATGGCTCTGCGCTACGGGCACTCGGTATTTGAGCAGGTCTACCGCATCGAAGGTGAGGGCGCTAACACCCGCGCGGTGCTGCGCAAGCTGGCTCCCCGCCCCCAGGCCACCATCTCGAAGTGGAACGTCGACCGCGACGGCGGTCTGGTCTCGATCGAGCAACAGCCCTCCAGCGCCTTCTCGATGACATCGAGCGGATTGGCGGTACCGGCTGGCGGGCTACTTAATTCGACCATCCCTGTCGACCGGCTCGTCGTATATGCACACGAACCCGATCCGGGTGTGTGGATCGGCAACAGCCTGCTACGGCCCGCCTACAAACACTGGAAGCTCAAAGACGAGCTGATGCGCATCGAGGCCGCCGCCGCCCGTCGCCACGGCATCGGCGTTCCCTGGATCAAGGGCAACGAGAACGACTCTCAAGACGAAGAGCGCATGGATGCGCTACTCGATATCGCCTCCAAGTACAGCGGTGGCGAGTCGGCAGGCTTGGCCCTTGCCGACGGCCAAGAGGCTGGGATCATGTCACCATCGGGCACCCCGATGGACCCCCGCCGTGCGATCGAATACCACGACCACCAAATGGCGCTGGTTGCGTTGGCGCACTTCCTGAATCTGGACAGCAAGGGCGGCTCCCATGCCCTGGCTAGCGTGCAGGCCGACACGTTCGTACAGTCGGTCCAGACGGAAGCCGAAGACGTACGCGATACCGCACAGGCGCACATCGTCGAGGATCTGGTCGACCTCAATTTCGGTGAGGACGAACCGGCCCCGCTGCTGGTGTTCGATGAGATCGGTTCGCGCCAGGACGCTACCGCCGCGGCGCTGCAAATGCTGGTCAACGCAGGACTGTTGACACCCGACGCCCGTCTTGAGGCCTTCATCCGCTCGGCGACTGGCCTACCCGGTCCCGATCCCAACGCGCCCGAGGGCCAACCGGAGCCCGCCGACGAATCCGCCGCCGCGCCCCGCAACAGCGGAGGGCCGGTGCGTGTGCGCACCCATACCCGAGCGCGCCCCGGCGGCGCCAGCACGGCCACGAGGAACGGAGACCCGACGCTGTGGTGACCAAGAATCTCACGGCGGGCCAACGGCCCCCGTGGTACAGCATCCGCAATGCTGCCAAGACCGATGACGGCCCGGCCGAGCTGCTGATCTACGACGAAATCGATTCGTGGTACGGCATTTCCGCCGAACAGTTCGCCCGGGATCTGGCCGCGATCGACAACGATGCCATCACGGTGCGCATCAACAGCCCCGGCGGCTCGGTGTTCGACGGCATCGCCATTCTCAACGCGCTACGTGATCACCCCGCCACGGTGACCGTCGTGGTTGACAGCCTCGCGGCCTCGATCGCCTCGGTGATCGCGATGGCGGGCGATGAGATCGTGATGAACCGCAACAGCCAGATGATGGTGCACAACGCGTGGGCGGTGTGCGTCGGAGATGCCCGCGATATGGAGAAGAGCGCGGCGCGACTGGCCCAGCACAACACCAACATTGCGCAGATCTACGCCGACCGGGCAGGGGGCACTGTCGAGGACTGGCTCGACGTGATGGCCGAGGAAACCTGGCTGCTCGCAGATGAAGCGGTCGAGGCCGGTTTGGCCGATCGTGTCGTCGAGCTACCCGAGCCTGACTCCAAGTCGGCTGCCGCGCGTGCATCGGTGTTCGATCTGTCGGCGTTCCGCTATGCCGGGCGCCAGTCCGCGCCTGCGCCACGAATTCCACTGGTGCACAACAAGACCCCTCGGCCCGAGAAGGGCGAGGTCAACAGAGGAAAGGAGCCCATTGTGGCAACCCTGAATGAGGGCCTCGCCAAGCTGCTCGGTATCGATGCCGACGCCGACGACGAGACCATTTTGTCTGCTGCCGCCGAAGCGCTCGAAGAGCGTGCTGACGACGGCCAGGAGAGTGACGAAACCCCGCCCGCTGCACCGACTTTGGAGCAGGCGACCGCGCTGGTCGCGAAGGCGGGCCTGACGGTGGTCGAGCGGGCCCAGTACGAGGCCACCGTTGCGGCCGCGCAGGCGGGCGCCGAGGCGCGCGCACAGCAGTTGCGCGAGGGTGACGAGCGTGTGGTCGATCAGGCCATCGCTGACGGCAAGGTCGCCCCGGCGCGTCGCGAGCACCACTTGCAGGCGCTCGCCGCCGACCGCGAGGGCCACACCGCCGTGCTGGCCGCGCTGGCACCCGGGCTGATCCCTCTCGCCGAGACGGGGCATTCGACGCAGCCCGCAGACGGTCCGGTGCCCAATGACCTGAGCTGGTTTGACTCCGCG